TTGTCACTGAGCCTCCGGGTTCTGCTGGCACTGAGGCTGGTGCGTACAACCGCATCATCGTTGCGTTTAATAACGTCACGACCAAGAACGCCACCGGCATTTAAGAGGAGTAAGGACCAATGGCTGTTAATCTTAGTGCCATCAAAGACCTTCTCCTCCCCGGTCTCCGTGGGATTGAAGGCAAGTACGAGCAGATTTCGTCTCAGTACGACAAAATCTTCACCAAGCACGACTCCAAGATGGCGCTTGAGCGCACCGCTGAAATGCGCTTCTTGGGCCTTGCTCAGTTGAAGACTGAAGGCGGTCAGACTGCTTTTGATAACAGCGCCGGCGAGCGTTACGTGTACAACCAAGAGCATACTGAAATTGCTCTCGGCTACGCGATCACCCGCAAGGCGATTGACGACAACCTCTACAAGACCCAGTTTGCGCCCAGCAACCTCGGCCTTATGGAGTCGTTCCAGCAGACCAAGGAAATTTACGGCGCGAACGTGCTTAACACGGCCACGACGTATAATGCCTCGGTTGGCGGCGACGGTGTTGCTCTGGTGTCTGGCTCCCATCCCATTGATGGCAGCACGATCTCCAACTACACGACGAACGAGCTTAACGAGTCCACGCTGCTGAACGCGATGATCGCCATCAGGACGAACTTCCGCGATCAGGCTGGCCTGAAGGTCTTCGCGCGTGGCCGCAAGCTCATCGTCCCGGCTGCTCTGGAACCCGTCGCTATCCGTCTCACGAAGACGGAACTGCGTCCGGGCACGGCAGACAACGATGTCAACGCGATCATGATGACTGCCGGCGGTCTGCCGGAAGGCTACATGGTCAACGACTTCCTCACGTCTGCGTCGGCTTGGTTCCTTCTCACCAACATTGACGGCCTCTCCTACATGGAGCGCGTCAAGTTTGAGACGGATATGCAAGTGGATTTCGTGACCGACAACCTTTTGGTTAAGGGTTACGAGCGCTACTCGTTTGGCTACTACAACTGGCGCTCCATCTACGGCGCCATCCCGTCGTAAGGCTAACAGGGCGGGGGCTGCGGCTCCCGCCTTTTATCTAGGCTCATTGATTGCGTTGACCGGCCTAGCGGACGCTGCACAGACAACGCAATCTCATCGTGCAGGAGGTTCCTATGGGAACTACTACGTTTACTGGTCCCGTTAAGGCCGGTGACATTCTGAACACGAGCGGCACGACCCTTGGCACTAACATTTCCAATGTTGGCTTTGTGGTTATGGCGCAGTCTTCCGCTGTCACGCAGGCTTCTGGCGCTACCTCTATTGTCATCCCCAAGAACAGCCAGATTCTCTCCATTGATGTCATGGTTACGACCGTCTGGGACGGCGCTGCCACGACGTTTGGTGTTGGGACTACGGCTTCTGCCACGTTCTTGACGGCTGCTGGCGCGCTTGATGGCGCGGCTGTTGGCCCGCTGGCCGGCACTCCGGGCACCGACGCCACGCGCGCGGGCAACTGGAATGACGTTGGCACCACGGATCGGAAGATCGCGGTTACTTCCACGAACACCGGCGCTGGCGTCGGCGTTATCACTGTCACGTATCTTCAGGCTCGCAACCTGACTGCGTAATCAGCCACTAGGAGGCTATCATGAAGGGTCGTAATGCTCGCAAGACCGGTGGCGTTGTGATGAAGAACAGCGCGCCGACCGATGTGTACGCTGGCGCTAACTCGGAAGTCGTGAAGGAAGCCAAGGGCGGCACCAACGGCTTCAAGAAGGGCGGCAAGGCTATGGGCAAGGTCCATGGCGAGGCTGCTAAGATGAACGCTGGCCGTAAGCCCCGTAAGGCTGGTGGCGGTGTGTTCTCCACGGCTTCCTCGGGTTCGCCCCGCAAGGCAAGTTCTCACTACTGAGTCGGGATCGGTACCTCATCAGTAGTGAGGAAGCGGGGGCCTTGTGCCCCCGTTTTACTAGGAGGGAACTATGCCGGGTGCTTGGACACGCAAGGAAGGCAAAAACCCTGAAGGCGGGCTCAATGAGAAGGGCCGCGCGTCTCTCAGGGCTCAGGGCCATGACATTAAGCGCCCCCAGCCAGAGGGTGGTTCGCGTAAGGATAGCTTCTGCGCCCGGATGACCGGCATGAAGCGCAAAATGACCGGTTCAGCTAAAGCAGCCGATCCAGATAGTCGCATCAACAAATCTCTTCGTAAGTGGGATTGTTAACATGGCTGACAAACCTTTTTGGGAGAAAGACGCTCCAAAAGATGCTAAAGTGAAGCATCTGAGCCGGAAGCAAGTTCAGTCTGCCAAGGCGAGCGCGAGGGCCGCAGGCCGTCCCTACCCAAACTTGGTGGATAATGCCGCCGCCGCGCGGGCTGGAAAGGGCAAATAAATGCAGTACAAGACCATTTCCCTGACAGATGCGGGCCGCAGCGCGATTGTTGCCGTTGATGATTTTCAGACGCCTTTTAATCTCGGTCTCGCGGCTAATGTCACGGCTGGTTCCCCCACTTTCAGCATCCAATATTCTTTGGATGATCCAAACAAGGTTGGATACAACAAAGATACGGCTCTTTGGTTCAGCGCCACTGGTTTGTCTGGAGTTTCTGCTGACACGTCTGTCGGCTTCACAATTCCCTGCCGCGCCATCAGCATCTACATGGCTCCCGCTGTCACGGGAACGGTAGAGTTGACTGTCGTTCAGGCTGGCCCGGCTTGATAGGAGTTTTCAATGGCTGTCACGGCTTGGTCAATTACGCAAAACGGTCGTTTTGAGCCTTGGGAACTTCAAGTCTCGCGTGGTCAAATTACAAACCACATCAGCGTTACTGTTTTTGGTTATAACAGTGACGTTGACACCTCCATAGAGACTGTGTGGCCGTATGGCGGCATTCTTGGATACCCGGCTGCGGCGTTGCAGATGTCGGTTAGTTCTGAAAATACAAATGACACGTCTTCCGGAACGGGCGCGCGGACAATTTACATCTCCGGCCTTGATGCAAACCACAACACGATCTCTGAGACGGTAACGATGAACGGCCAAACGGCTGTTTTGACTGCTCTATCTTACCTTCATATCAACGAATGTTACGTGGCAACTGCCGGGTCCTTAGACTCCGCTGCTGGCACAATCTATATCGGCACCGGAACTGTTACAGCCGGCGTGCCCGCAACTGTGTATGATGTGATCCAGTACGACTACAACTCACGAGTTACTGGAAGCTACACCATCCCTGCTGGATATACAGGCTACGTTTCTCAGGGTCTCTTTTCGTCCGGTCAATCTTCTGGTTCCGGCCCCGTCACAGGGCGTCTAATGACGCGCGGAACTAACGACATCAGACTGACTGCGGCTATTGTCACAATCAACAACGGCGCTGCGGATTATGTGTTTGAGTATCCGTTAGTCGTTCCTGAAAAAACCACCATTGAGGCGCAAGCAATCGGCACAGGCAATAACAACGCTTGTTCTTCAATGTTCATAATCGTTCTCGTCAAGAACGACGCCACCATTTAAGGGCAAAGCAATGGCGACCAGTGGAACATACACGTTCAACCCGTCGCTCGGTGAGCTGACTCTGTATGCGTACAACCTGATTGGGGTGCGTAATACAGCGCTTGTTCAGGAGCATATGCAGACGGCCCGCATGGCGACCAACCTTCTCTTGGCGAGGTGGTCTAACCAAGGCGTTAATCTCTGGGCTGTTGACCTTCAAACAGTGCCTTTGGTGCAGGGAACTTCCACATACGCGGTGCCAAACGACACTGTGATGATTTTGGACGCCTACATCACGATTGCACAGGGCAATTCTAACACTGACCGCATCATTTTGCCCGTGTCACGCACGGAATATGCGTCTTACCCCAACAAAGAGCAGCAGGGCTTCCCGACAACCTACTGGTTTGACCGCTTGCTTGACCCCACGATCACGCTTTGGCCCGTGCCAGACGGGGGTGAGGCGTCAACTCTGAAGTATTATCGGGTCCGTCGCCTTCAGGATTCCAATTATACGTCTGGTCAGACCGTTGAAATCCCGTATCTGTGGCTGGAAGCCTTTGCTTATGGCCTTGCCACGAGGCTGGCTCAGGTTTGGTCGCCTGACAAAGTGCAGATCATGAAGCCGTTCGCGGATGAGGCTTACCAGATTGCTGCCGACCAGAACACGGAATACGTGTCGCAGTACATCTCGCCGCAGATTCAGGGTTACTTCAGATGAGGCCACACGGGCGCGCATCGGTAAGCTCTAAGAACCCGCGTGCCTTTGGCATATGCGACCGCTGCGGCTTTTTGTACAATCATCATGAGCTTCAGTGGCAGTTTGACTATCGCGGCGCTGCCTTGATGAACACCCGCATTTTGGTCTGCGAGACGTGCTTGGACGTTCCCCAGAACCAGTTGCGCAACATCATCATCCCGGCTGACCCGACACCCATCATGAACGCTCGCGTTCAAGATTATGTCACGGCGGAAACCAACAACCGCTACACGTCCAGCCAGTTTTTGACCGTACTATCGGCTTCTGGCACGGGTTCTACGGTGACTTTGACGCTACAATATCCGTTGTCACTCTCGCCAATTACAGTTGGCAGCACAATCATTGTGTCTGGCATGGAGCCGACTGGGTACAACGGCACATTTGTTGTCACGGCATCTAGTAACTCTGGCTCGGCTACGGTGTCATACGCCAATACGACCACCGGCGCTCTTACCCGCGCTGGGAACGTGGCGATTAACATTGATCCAATTACGGGTCTTTCCAAAGGCGCGACCCAGAACCGAATCACTCAGAACAACGACAATCGCGTCACCCAAACCACGGGTGAGCCGCCGTTTGGCCTCAATGAACAGCCGGGCACGAGTATTTTTGTGCCCAATGATATTGGTGGAAACGATCCCGGCTTGCCGTATAATTTTGAACAAGTTCCAAAGACGGGTCCGCTTACATGAGCAATGTACAAATCCCCAATTTGCCCGTTGCCGTTGCCTTAAATGGCACGGAGGAGCTTGAGATTGTACAGGCTGGCGTATCTGTCCGCGCCACGACGATCCAAGTTGCTGGGTTACAAGCTGGCCCAACTGGACCATCGGGCGCTGTAGGCATGACGGGCCCTACCGGGCCAACGGGTGCTAATGGGGCAACAGGTCCGCAGGGTGACGTTGGTGCCACGGGCGCAGAAGGACCAACTGGTCCGATTGGTTCAACGGGGCCGACCGGACCCACGGGGCCTACTGGCGCTGCATCTACTGTTGCTGGGCCAACCGGACCAACTGGCCTCACGGGCGCTACAGGCCCTACGGGCGTAGTAGGGC